GACTTATTGCTAAGGCTACTTGCGACTTCACTGACACAGGAGCTGTTACTTTAACAGAGCGTATCCTTCAACCAGAAGAATTCCAAGTAAACGTTGAGCTTTGTAAGAAAGACTTCCGTTCTGACTGGGAGGCTGTACAAATGGGAATCTCTACTTTCGACCAACTTCCTCCAAACTTCGCAGACTTCCTTATCGCTCACGTAGCAGGTAAAGTAGCTGAGAAAACTGAGCAAAACATTTGGGGTGGAGTAAACGCTACTGCAGGTGAGTTTGACGGATTCACAGTTCTTATGGCTGCTGATGCTGACGTAAACGATGCTGCTAACGGATCTGAGACTTCTTTTACCGCTTCTAACATCATCACTCTATTAGGAAACACTGTAGACGCTATCCCTTCTGCTGTTTATGGCAAAGAGGATTTAACTATCTACGTTCCTCAAGTAGCTTACCAAGCATACATCCGCGCTTTAGGTGGATTTGGTGCTAACGGATTAGGTGCTGCCGGTGTTGGTGCACAAGGTACTCAATGGTTCAACAACAACAATGCTCTTTCTTTCGAAGGAATCAAAGTTCAGCTTGCTCCAGGTATGCCAACTGACCACATCGTAGCTGGTGAGGCTTCTAACCTTTACTTCGGTACTGGTCTATTATCTGACCACAACGAAGTTAAAGTTATTGATATGGCTGACCTTGATGGATCACAAAACGTACGCGTTATTATGCGATTCACTTCAGGTGTACAGTACGGAATCGGTTCTGACCTTGTATTGCTAACTTTAGCATAAGAAACAAATGTTTAATCTAAAAGGGGTAGGTAAGCCTTCATTGAGCCTACCTGCCCTTTTTTAATACCTAATATAAATTATGGCTTGTGATATCGCAGCAGGAAGAACGCTCCCTTGTAGAGATTCAGTAGGTGGTCTTAAGAACGTGTACTTCATCAATTATGATAGTTCAGTTTCTATTGACACAGCTTCTGATACAGACGATAGCGTTGCTTCTGCAACATCTTGGGCTGCCGATGCGGACGTATTCAAATACGAACTAAAAGGCAACTCTTCTTTAACAACAAACATCCAAGCTTCTCGTGAGAACGGAACAGTAGCTTTCGAGCAAGTATTGGAACTTACATTGCCTAAACTGAGCAATGATGACAACCGAGCAATCAAATTACTTTCTTTTGGTAGACCTCGTATCGTAGTAGAAGACTACAACGGGAATCTATTCTTAGTAGGTAGAGAACACGGTGCTGATGTAACTGGTGGTACGGTAGTAACTGGTGCTGCTATGGGTGACCTTTCAGGATACACTCTAAGTTTCTCAGCTATGGAGACTATGCCTCCTAACAGCGTAACAGGAACTTTCCCTGCTGTATAAGGACTAATCAGTCTTTAATAGGAAAAGAGGCCCCGTAAGGCCTCTTTTTTTATATACAATAAAAACAAAAACATACGTCTTTAGTTATCCTATTGTGATACGATTAAGACCAATAGAAACGTCACAGACGTTCAGCATTATACCTTCTTCATATGCTGCTGCAGATTTAAATGCAGCAAGCATTACGTTCGTAGAGAACGGTACCGGAGTAAGCGATGATAGCATAAGTTTCACTTGGGCAGAATCATCTAACGGCAACTTTATAGAGCTGTCTGTTACACCTTCGGTAACGCTAAAAGAAGGACAGATATACACGTTGACTATTAAGTCAGCATCTGATATATACTATAGAGATATGGTATACATTACAGAAGAAACAAGTAAGAAAGACGTATTTACTTTACCGGATAATTATGATGAGTACACAGCTGGTAAAGACGAGTACATAGTTTTATAATATGAAGAACAGAGTTAAATTAGTAAGCACGCCACAGACTCCTAAGCACTATAAAGATAGTATTAAGGTAGTTAATCTTAGTGGCTATCAAGCACCGGATGTGGTTGAGCAACAGCACAAAGATTGGGTATTGTACCTCAACGGAGAAGGCGGAGATGATTATTTTGAGTCTTTAATAGAGAAATACCTGGGCAGTCCAACAAATGCTTGTTGTATCAATGGTATTACAGAGATGATCTATGGTAGAGGTCTTGAGGCTACAGACAGCGCAGAGAAGCCTGAGATGTACGCAAGAATGAAGCTGTTACTGACTCCTAAGTGTCTACGTAAATTAGTCAATGATTATAAGTTGTTAGGCCAAGGAGCCGTACAACTTATTTACAATAAAGATAAGAGTGCTATCACTAAGGTGGTTCACTTCCCAATGGAAACGCTAAGAGCAGAAAAAGCTACTGATGGCAAGATTAAGGCTTACTACTACTTTCACAAATGGTCAGAGATTAAACCTTCAGACAAGCCTAAGCGTATTCCTACGTTTGGTAACGGAGGTAAAGGTGACCTTATCGAACTTTATATATTTAAGCCTTACAAGCCCGGATTTTATTACTATGCTCCTGTTGATTACAACGGATGTATTCAGTACTGTGAATTGGAAGAAGAAGTGGCAAACTACCACATCAATAATATCCAAAACGGGTTACAGCCTTCGCTATTGGTTAACTTCAACAACGGAGTACCCAATGAAGAGACTCAAGAGTTAATCGAAAGAAAGATATATGATAAATTTAGCGGAAGCTCGAATGCAGGTAAATTCATACTTACGTTCAACGAGTCAAGTGAGGATCAAGCGACTGTTGATCCAATTCACCTCCCTGACGCACACGCGCAATATCAGTTCTTGGCTGATGAGTCGAGAGAGAAGATAATGTTGGGTCACCGCATTGTATCACCAATTCTATTGGGTATTAAAGATAATACTGGATTTGGTAACAATGCAGAGGAGCTTAGAACAGCTTCTATCATTATGGACAATATGGTTATCCGTCCATTCCAACAGCAACTTATTGAAGGCTTAGATGAAATCCTTGCCTTCAATAAAATCTATCTTAACTTATACTTCGTAACACTACAGCCAATTGAATTTACAGAACTTGACAACATCGAAACTAAGGTTAAACGAGAAGAAGAGACCGGAGAGAAGTTGTCCAAAGTGCAAGAGGAGTTGTCAGACTTGTCAGACGAAGAGTTTGAAGACATCTTCGAGCAGTTGGAAGAGTTCGGAGAAGTAATCTCTGATGACTGGGAATTAGTATCTACAGAGAAAGTAGACCTAGCAGAGGTCCAGAGAGGCGATGCGAAGCCTTCTAAGAGCAGTTCTCAGGACAACAGAGGTTACAAGGTCAGATACGCCTATATGCCTCTTAGAAAGTCCCCTAATAGCCGTCAGTTCTGTCAGAGAATGGAAGCTTTAACTGACAAGGAGATTGTGTTCCGTTTAGAGGATATCAATCAAATGTCTTTCAGAGGAGTAAACAAAGAACTAGGACATCAAGGTAGAAACTACAGCCTGTTCAAGTTCAAGGGCGGTAAGAACTGTCACCACTATTGGGAGAAAAGAGTATATAAAAAGAAAACACAAGTAAGCGAAGATGAAGCATTAGCTGATGGCTACACAGCACCAAACAACCCAAGTGAAGTGCCAGTAGCTCCAAAGGATATGCCTAACAGAGGTGCTTACCCAACAACTAAATAATTATGGCAAACAAGGCACTATTTGTAAGCATATCGGACATCAAGAAGAAGTCTATCATTAACGGCAATGTAGACCCTGATAAGATTGTGCAGTTTGTTGAGGTTGCTCAAGATACACACATTCAAAACTATCTAGGCGGAAAGCTGTACAAGAAGCTGCAACAACTGATTGTAGACGGTGAATTAGATGATGCTGGTAATAGCGATTATAAGACGCTTGTAGACACTTATATCAAGCCAATGCTAATATGGTACACTCAGGCTGATTATCTTCCATTTGCGGCCTTCTCAGTAGGCAATGGAGGCATCTACAAGCATCGTTCAGAGAACAGCGATAATGTTACTATGGATGAGCTAAATATGCTTACTTCTAGGGCATTAGAAACCGCAGAGTTCTACACTCGTAGGTTTATGGACTATATGGACCACAACAGCGTTCTATACCCTGAATATACTAGTACAGCTAACG